TATCGCTAAGAAATTAGGGGTGCCACTAGAGGAATACGCTAAATACGTGAAGGAAGGAGCATAAAATGGAAAAAACAAAAACTTCACGCGAGTCTGAAACTAGAATTAAACAAGCTAGGAAGAAAGATTGGACTCCACCATCCAGTTTGGATGCGCCAGCTGCACCGCAGGGTTATGCACATAGGTGGATAAGAACTGCAACCGCAGGTTTTGAAGATGCAGGTAATGTATCTAAAAAACTTAGAGAGGGTTGGGAATTTGTTAAAGCCGAAACTATTTTAAGTGAAATCGGTGAAAACGATTACCCAGTTCTTACAGAAGGAAAACATGCTGGTCTCATTGGAATTGGTGGCCTTGTGTTGGCAAGGATACCAGAAGAGATTTTAAAAAGTCGTGCTGAGTATTTTAAAAAAATAACTCAAGATAGAACAGACGCGATAGATAGAGATCTTATGAAGGAGCAACACCCGGACATGCCAATCAATATTGATAGGCAGTCTAGAGTTACCTTTGGTGGTAGTCGTAAAAAATAATTTTTTTGCATTACCTACCGTAAGTAGCTTGGATAAATAAACATAAGGAGAAAAACAACTATGGCAAACGTAAGTGAAAAGTTCGGTCTTAGACCTTACAGAAAACTAGACGGAACACCATTAGTAGGAGCTCAAAACAGATACACGATTGCGAGTGGCTATGGAACTGCAATATATCAAGGTGATCTAGTAGAACCACTAGGCACTGGAAATATTCAGAAACATGGTGCTAACACATCAGATGCTGTTGTGGGTGTTTTTAACGGATGTTTTTATACTGATCCAACTACTCAAAAGCCTACGTTTAGCAATCACTATCCAGGTGGTATTGCAGCTAGTGACATCACAGCATTTGTTGTCGATGATCCTGATGCAGTATTCTTGATAGATGCTGACCAAGCTTTTACTAGAGCAGATCTTTACAAAAACTATTCTGTTACTAATACTACAGGTGTTACAAGTACAGGAATATCAAAAGCTCAACTAGATGTTAGTAACTCTGGTGTGGCTGCAACTTTCGTCATTCAGGCGATTGACATTTCGCAGGACCCAGACAACTCTGACACTGGAACGAGCAATGCAAATGTTCTTGTTAGAATCAACAATCACTTCTACAGAAGTGGTACAGGTATAGCGTAATAAAGGAGAATAACTATGGCAATATCACGTTCACAACTAGTTAAAGAACTAGAGCCAGGTTTGAATGCTTTATTCGGCCTGGAATATAGTAGATATGAAAATCAGCATGCTGAAATTTATACTACTGAAACATCTGACAGAGCTTTCGAAGAAGAAGTAATGTTAAGCGGTTTCGCTTCTGCACCAACTAAACAAGAAGGTGCTGGAGTTGTGTTTGATCAAGCAGGTGAAAGTTTCACAGCAAGATACACACACGAGACTATAGCTTTAGCATTTGCTATCACTGAAGAAGCAATCGAAGATAACTTGTATGACAGACTTGCAGCGAGATACACAAGAGCTCTTGCAAGATCAATGTCAAACACGAAACAAGTTAAAGCTGCAAATGTGCTTAACCAAGCGCAATTTACTGCTGTGACTGGTGGAGACGGAGTATCATTAATTAATGCTGCTCACCCACTATCAACAGGTGGTACATTTTCAAATGTACTAGCAGTAGCTGCAGACCTTAACGAAACATCACTTGAGCAGTCATTGATTGACATTGCTGGGTTTGTTGACGAAAGAGGCTTAAAAATTGCTTCTCAAGGTAGAAAAATGATAATTCCAAAAGAATTACAATTTACTGCTGAAAGAATCATGAAGTCTCCAATGAGAGTCGGCACTGCAGATAATGACATCAATGCGATCAATAATATGGGAATGGTTCCTGAAGGATATAGAGTTAACAATTTCTTATCTGACACTGATTCATTCTATTTATTGACTGATGTGCCTAACGGACTAAAAATGTTTGTTAGATCACCAATCAAAACTGCGATGGAAGGTGACTTCGATACAGGTAACATGAGATTTAAAGCTAGAGAAAGATACTCTTTTGGATTCTCTGATCCAAGATGTATTTTTGGTAACGGAAACTTACCAACTAGTTAATAGTCTTTAAAAATTATATTAAAGGGCGGTGTATTTGCATCGCCCTTTTTTTTATGTTAATCACAACAAATGTTTTTCCATACATTTAAAATTAATTCTAATTTTAAAGAATCAATAAAAACAGAAATCTTAGGTTTAAAAAAAAATTGGAAAAAAGATTTAAATAGTGTCAAAGCATTATCATCTGGTTTTTTCCCTGATTACCTTTTTTTTGATATTTTAAAAAAACTAATTATTGAAAAATTATTTCACATAAGAAAAATAAAATATAAACCTTCAGTTTGGTGGGCTAATTATTATGATATTGGTCATTATGCAGAGGTGCATTCTCATCAACCCGAAGACATCAGCAGTATAATATTAATTGAAACTGATAAAAGTAATCCATTATATTTTAATTTCGAACCTGGAATATTAAATGTTGAGGACCAAGAGGGTTTGGTATTATTGTTTGATTCAAAAATTAAGCACCAAGTGAATGTATGTAAAAACGAAAGAATCACATTAGCAATAGATTTTGTTAAGGATGTTTAATGTCAATTTTTAAAGAATATAATTTAAGTAATTATTTATTAAATCAAGACCTTGAATCTAAAGCAATAGAATATCTAAAAAAATATCCTTGTTGTGATAAAAAAAATTGCACACATCCTCCCTTACAAAGTGATTGTGAATTGTGGAAAAATAAAAATTTTTATCCGATTGCAGAAAAAGTTGCCTCTATAATTTTTAATCATTGTAATAAAAAATTTAATTTAAAAATGAGAATGTGGGTTTACTTTCAAAAAAAAGGCACAATTTTGGATAAATATGAGTGGCATAATCATTACAGAAATCAAACTAAAGAAGAATTTTCTTTTATTATATATTTATCCGATACAGATTTAGGCACATTGTTTAAGGTAGATAATGATATAATAAAGCTAATACCAAAAAGAAATTTTTTATATGCTTGGGAATCAAAATATGAACACACTCCAGAACCTGGTAAACACCCTAAAAATAGAGTTGTTTTAGCAGGAGATTGCTTATTAGGTTAGTATTCACATTTAAATTTTTTTTATGTATAATAAAAAGACCTAGAATAAATAATTTTGTAGACTGGCTAGGCAGACGGGTATAGAGACTACAAAATTAAACGCTATACAAAGGAGAATATTATGGCAAACACAACATTTTCGGGACCGGTAAGATCCAAAAATGGTTTTATAAATATAGGGCCAGGTGCAGTAAAAGCTGTAACTTTAGCTACTGACTTAACTGTAGCTGATCATGCTGGCAGATTAGTAACAATGGATCCTCAAGGAACTCCTACTGCAATCACAATTCCTGCAATTAATGCAACAGCTGATTCTGCAGTGGCAGGACCAGGAAGCGATCTTAATAATCCAAACACGATAGGTACAACTTTTGAAATTCTTTTTATAGATGATTTCACTGGCACTATCAAAACTGCTAACACAGCTGACAAATTTGTTGGTGGTGTAACAATTGGAATTGACGCTTCAGTCGCTGGAAAACAATTTATTCCAGCTACGGCAAATAACGAAGTTAATTTAAACGGAGAAGCAGGAGCATCTGTTGCTACAACTGGTGGTCTAAAAGGTTCAAGAATTAAATTTACTGCAATAGCAGCAAATTTATATGCTGTTGAAGGTGAACTTGTTGGTTCAGGCTCGATCGCAACACCTTTTGACTCACAATAATAAATAATTAGTGGCTCCTTCGGGAGCCACAAACATAGGAGAATTTTATGGCAGTAAAAGCCGATATACAAGCGACTAGATCAGACGCTGCTGCAGGACCTGCTGCAATTATTGCACAACCTGTAAGATTAAAAGGAATAATTATTGCATCTAGTGGTGGAGGTGCCGGGGTTTTAGAATTAACAACTACTTCAAACTCTGGTGATACTTTATTTCAAGCAGACATTCCAACAGGTGATGTAATTAATTTTAATTTTCCGGAAGATGGTATTTTATTTCCTAAGGGTATATTTTGTAAAACAAAAACCCATGTAACTGCTTATACTTTGTTGACAGATAAATTTTCTGGACCAAATTTAACCTCTAATAATGGATAGTTATGAGTGGTGGTGGAAGTTTCACAAGTGACCAGTCGGTAGCACACGCTACCTCGACTGCACAAATGGTTCCAACAGGACAAAGAGCTAGACTTACATCAATTCAAGCTAAAGGTAATTCAGCAAGTGGTTCTATTATATTTAAAACTGGTGGTGCGTCTGGCACAACCATAGCTACATTTTTATTTGGTCAAGAAGGCTTAGACATGTATTTACCTGGTAGTGGAATCTTATTTAACGAAGGAATACATGCTACTATTGGTGGCACTGGAGGGGTAACTATTACTTTTACATAGTATGTATGAAAAAATTATTATTTTTATTGAAAAGTATGCGTCAAAACTTAATGTTTGGTGTTGGCAACAACGAGTTAAAATTTTAAGGAGAAAACGTAATGATGAAAACAGGACTTGAAATTTTAGGTTTTTCTAGAGGTGGCGATGTAATGCCTGCAAGAAATAAAAAAAATTTTAGGCCTACCAAAAAAGGTGCAGGGATGACTGCAGCAGGAGTAGCAGCATATCGAAGAGCAAACCCTGGTTCAAAATTAAAAACAGCCGTGACGGGTAAAGTAAAACCTGGATCTAAAGCTGCGAAGAGACGTAAGTCCTTCTGCGCGAGGAGTGCTGGTCAAATGAAAAAATTTCCAAAAGCAGCTAAAGACCCTAATTCTAGATTAAGACAAGCGAGGCGTAGATGGAAATGTTAGCGCAGCTCCTTAAAAAAGTTTTAGGATATGATATATTGGAAAAAAGAATAAGACTCTTAGAACGAAAAAATTATTGGAGGGAAAAGTATAAACATGGCATATCTAAACGTAAATCTTCCTCCCATTTATTGTAAAATTAGAAAGGAGTACCTTTATGATTTGGACAAAAATAAAAGAGGTGATCTTGACTGTGTTATCTTTGGCCTTACTTCCATTTCAGGTCGTGCATTATTATTTAACATTATGCTACCCAATGGTGCGTGCTATTGGCGTTTGCCTATATCAGCGTTCTTCCAAAAATCATATGATAGAACCTCTGTGCCGGATATGCAGACGCACGAGTTGGAGTTGTGGAACAGTTTTAGTTATTGGCCTAGTGTTACTTGCTTTGATTGGTTGGATGGTGTAGCAGGAAAATTCTTAGGATTAGATAAAAAATTTTATCATGGAAAATATTTATTCACAATTGATTGGGCACATCCAGATGTTAACATCTTGGATACAGAACATTCTGAAATACCTCAAGAACATAAGTGTGCACATATATTGGCTCTTGATAACGGCAATTTTGCAGCTCAGCCTAATAATCGTATTCTTTGGCACATTAATAGCTACACTACTGATAACAGCTGGCCTGACTATAAAGTGCAAACTACGTATTGGGATGCCGAAGATAATAAAATGGTAACTGAAGATACTGATAAAATGTTTTATAAAATGGAAAAAAAGAAAAAATGACTAAACCATTAAAAATTTCTGAACAAGCTGCCGTGCAAATGCCTATGAAAACGGTTGCCAGTTTGATTGCGCTCGTTGCAATTGGGACTTGGGCTTATTTTGGACTACATGAGACTCTTAATGCACATTCAACAAAGATAGAGTTGATGCAAAAAGATTTAGAACACAATACAGAGTTTAGAATTAAGTATCCAAGAGGAGAACTTGGTCAGTCTAGTGGGGAAGCAGAGCTCTTCATGTTGGTCGAGCATATAAGCGGTTTATTAGAAGATATAGATTCAGAAGTTAAGAGTATGCGAAACAATGCAGTTAACATTGAATTTTTACAAGAAAGAACTAAAAAACTAACAGAAGATGTAGAAAAATTAATAAGAAATGGTAATGGTGCACACAAATGATTGAGATGGTTTTTGCTTTGTTGCTTTTACAAGATCATAAAATTATAGAACATCGTTATCATGAGTCGTTATCAAAATGCCTTAAGGCCAAGCGTTATGCCATGAAGGACAAAAGCACCAAAGATAGGGTTGTATATAAATGCATACAATCTAAAGCTAACATAGAGGTATATATGGGCGAAAAGAAAATAACTTCTTTAATATTAGATTAGTGCTGAGCATAATAAAAAATAT